AAATACTAGGTAGTGTAGTTGGTTTAGCTACAAGTGTAATCGACAGTAAGACACAGATCAAACTAACTGAGGCTGAGATTAAGAAGAAACAGCTTACAGGTGAGATAGACTGGGATCTAGCTGCTATACAGGCTACACAGAATAGCTGGAAAGATGAGTGGATAACCCTACTCTTCAGTATTCCCCTGATACTGGCGTTTTGTGGAGATTGGGGCAATGCTATAGTCCAGGCTGGTTTTGCAGCACTTGAGACTATGCCAACATGGTATCAGTATTCCCTTGGAGGGATCGTATCAGCATCCATAGGAATTAGATCAGTATCTAAATTCTTCGGTAAATAAGTGAGGTAATTTGTATAAAACAATAGCTAGAGCGTCTCCCAGTAAGTACACCTTTAAACGTCACCTAAGACGACGACAGAAGAAGTTTAAGAAGACTAAGTCAGTCTTAGACCTACCCCCCAGAGGTTTCTTCTCTTGCTTCTGTTGGGACCGCTCTTGCCCTAACCATAAATAAAAACTGCAGACAAACTAAAGGCCCCTTGGATTTCTCCTTGGGGCCTTCTTTTATGAGGATCTACCCCATTGATGACAGAGGTAATCTTTTATTACCCACCTATTCTCTTCTAAGGTCTGTATACCTAAAGATAGAGAGTTTAGACAGGCTTCCTCTGAAGTATATAGAACAGAGGGTGATACACTCTTACAAGTTGTGGTGTCTAAATGGCACGTCAGTATTATCGCTGTCCACATCTGGATTCTCCAATATATCTATAAGCCTTTCGAGATACCAGATACACTTCCTAAGATCTTCTACAGGCTTCTTCTTATAAGGCCATCTCCAAAGATACTTAAAAGCAGATTGCCAACAATAGGCAGCATGAGTATTTACAGCTGCCCCCTCAGTCATAGCCTCCATAGCGTCTATACATTCTATGGTACTATTGTAGTGAGGCGGACTGTTAACGTAGTCCACCTCTTGAGACTTACTCAACTTTGATAAATCCCATTTAGCCATTAGAACGGTGGCTCCCCATACTCGTCAAGCTCTACTCCTTTGTAAGACATATCGACTTCATAGATCTCATCTTCTACAGGTGTATCTGTGAAGTCTTTCTGTATTATACCCATGTCACTTAAGTGTAGTGATAGTTGAAGTGGTAACTGGTTTTCCATCGTAGTCTCCTAAGTTAAATCTACTATTTCACAAACATCACCGCTACAAGCCATTGTTTGCATACCTGCGGTGTTGTCCTCTTGTTCATACTCCGATAACTCAGACCAGTCAATAGCCTTTGGCATCTTTTGTGAAAGATCAAAGTATTCTTCCATTGTGCAGTCCTGATAAGGAGCTTGCTGATAAGTATGATCTGTATGAGGTAAGAAGGAAACACCTGACATCTCATCAAAGTGCTTATACACAAATGCACCTACTTCCATCCACTCCTCGTCCTTTACAGAGATCGTCACTGAGGGTTTATGTTCACACCATGACCTCTGATAGATCAACCATGTCTCTAGCTGCTCTAGGGCGCTCATATCGTTCCTAGTAACAGAAAAAGGTGGTGACTTAATTGGAAAGCTAAATACTGTAGTGGTGTCTCCTTTCATTACACAAGGTTCATTAGGTATCCCTTTGTCTTTCATAAACTGTGTCAAGGGATCTTTATTGTCACCACGCACAGTGCGGATATAATAGGGACTGTGGCGAGCATGTATGCCAGAGGCACTATCCACCAGTTGTGATACCGTTCCCGAAGGCTTAACGCATGTAATCGCAGTAGAACGAGGTATACCAAGACGGTCAGCCCATTCAGCATTAGTATCAACAGCCACGGTGCGTAAGTGCTCAAGGGTCTTCTCCAAGCCTTCATTCTTACGGGTCATTAAAGTGTTATCCATTATGCCTGTGAGTGACACACCGAGCAGTCGCTCTTCTTCGGTGTTGGTAGTCCACACCTTTCGCAGATACGGAAATTTGGTGTAGGTTGATTGGATAGTTCCCAGTATAGTTGCCAGACGGACTTTACGCTCAAGATCTTCCACAGTGTCCGTATCACGTACAACACACTCCGTAAGGTTGCAGAACTGATTAGGACGCAAAATGATTTCACTGCACGGATTAGTACCAAACTCATAGTTAGGATCACGTCTGCCATTTTTTGCAGCTTGTACTTTACTTGCTTGACGATTGAATACACCACGTTCCCCTGACTTACTCTCTACTAAGGCTTGCCACTCCCGCATGAAGGTTTCCATATCGGGCTTCTCTGTGTAGCTCACACTGTTGTTAGACAATGCACGATGAGCTGCTGTCTCCCACCACTGCCCTGATTTAGCATGACGCATACGATCATCACTTAAGTTAGACAGGGAGATCATAGCACTACGGCGTACACCACCTACTACAACTATCTGACCAATGAAGCACATAAGGTCATGGCACTCGATAGAGGACAACTTACGACCTTGAGCATTTTTGAATGTAGATACTGCAAAGTTAAACAGCTCCACTAAAGGTGCAGGACCACTGGCTCTACCGCCAAAGGTCTTAAGTCTAGCACCTGCAGGACGTATACGGGATATATCCCACTTAGGTATCTCACCAGCCCATAGGAGAGCAAGAATTTGACGGAACGCCTTAGCCCAACCTTCTTTGCTGTCCTTTACAACGACAACTGTATCACTATCAAACAGCTCAGGAACCTCTGGTAGTCTTTGTACAAACTGCCGCTCTACTGAGAAGCCTACACCTGTACCACAAAGCAAGATAAACATAGCCTCATCAAACGCTTTAGGATCATCTACAGGCAAGTAGCTGCAGTTATAACCTGCAGTATTATCTCTAGCCAAAGCTGGACCTGCAGTCATCATAGCTCGCATAGAGGGCATAATCTCTAAACCCAACACTGCTTGCTCTAGGTCAGATATATTGTACTCAGGGCCTACTTTTGGACGTACTACATTAGTCATATATCGAGAGACAGTTTCACCCCAGTCTTCCCGACCTTTTCCATCGAAGTATTTTGCATACCGAGACTTAGCAATAAAAGTCTGATAGTCTGTTGGTAAATAATTATTCATCTGTTGTCACCTGATCCTTTTATCTTTCCTGCTTTCTTACGCTTGTCTAACTTCTCTAAGTTTAACAAAGCTATGTCTGACAGAGTATATCCTAAATCATCAGCAGATAAGGCTGCGTACCAAAGTACGTCTCCAATCTCCTTAGCGATCTCAAGCTTATCCATACGACCATCCCTGATCCACTTCTTAACCTTGTCAGCTACCTCTCCAGCCTCACTAGCTAAACCTAGTGCAGGGTAAACTAACTTGAAGCTTTTATCATAGATGGCAAAGCTTTTAGCTTTCTGTTGGTACAAGTCCATATCTGTACCTGTAAGATCGGTAGCTACAGCATCAATATCATCCTGAGTTATCATCGTCATACATCTCCAATTCTACAAAACCTAATTCATCTAAAACCATTAGAACACTTGGCATATCCGTCTGGCTATCCTCTAGTATCCTTTCAATACCGTAAGTCTCTAGCAAGTCTAAGACTTCGTCATAAGATCTATCTTTATCACTCATCTGCATACTCTCTTCTAAGAGCAGACAAAGAGATCCACTGAAGATCGTAGTTACCGTTGTCTACATATCTCTTGACCACCGCACCAGATCTCCACTCTCTGTTAGCTTGACCTGCCCAGCTCTCCTCTTTACCTTTGAAGCAGCCCGCCACAAGGCCGTTGATCGGATAAGGACTAGCGTCAGCTTTATGGTAATAAGAGAATTTATGACTATGACCGACAGTAGCAGAACAGGCCAGTTTTTCAGTAAGAGAATAGCCATGATGCTTAGTTGACATAGCAGAACCATAGTTACCAGAAGAAACATAATGACCGTAGAGTATACCATCATAGTGAGCGAGGGCGGGGGCTGAGTTAGAATATTCATGGTAGTCATTGAACCAGTGGTCTGTCTGCAAATGTTTGAAGGAGACGCCGTATTTATCTCCTTCGAGCCGTGGGTCAGCTTGTATAGCTCTCTTAATCCTATTCTCATGGTTACCTTCAAACCCTATCCAGCTTGACCTCTTGTACTTCCTTTGGTTAGGCATATGGCGCAACTTCTCCATAGCATCGTTGTAGCACTCAATGTCTTTCTCGTAGTTCTGAGAGACAACAGCTTGAGGACTACGAGTGTCAAAGCTATTAAGAGATTTCATATCAGCACCATCCCCAAGGTCTACAACATAAGTCGGGTTTATATCATAGATGAGGTTGCCTAACCAAAGAAACCTTTCATTACTTACAGAAGGGTCTGCGTGAGCACAGGAGAAAACTACTACAGTCTTGTGTCGGGAATAGATGTAGGACATTTAAATCTCCAGTGTCTCTATAGAAGTCTTGAAGTGCTTCTGTACTACGTGGAGAGCTTCTTCTTCTGGGTGGCAGATATAACCCCTGACATACTCTCCATTGTCATCATAGTTTCCCTCAAGACCAAAGTAGTCTCCAAAGTCTAACACTTCACCTTCTGCCCAATAGATTTTCATTTTCGACATTTTAGTAACTCCATAAAGTAGTCTGCCTTACATAGTGCCAACCATTCTTGTCGGTCACCCCTAAGAAAAACTACAGGTTCATATTTACCATCTTGTACAGCTTGACTTAAGTACTGATACATAGTTTTAAAGTCCCTACGTCTCTTTACTTCGATGGACAACGGAAGAACTTCTCTGGCCCTTGGGGAAAGAACAATGTCCTCTCCGTTTACCCCCATGATCTGTGACTTAACATCATCAGGGTGAAGCTCAGGGAAAGCCTTTAGCAACCTGTCCCTGACTTCTTGTTGACCTACGCGGCCTTTTGCTTTCGCTGATCTAGCGGTTGCCATAGCTCTCCCTCTTCTCTCCGTAGCCAAAGAAGCCTAGCATTCTCAATGACCCTATCTCGATCACCGTCATAAGCTTTTAAAACGGCATCCCAAAGGTCTTCTTCTTTAACCAAACCCTCAAGTATTTTCTCAGCTTTCTTAGGACCAACTCTGTATAGCCCTTTGATATTATCAGCTGCATCACCTGTAAGGATCTGGGTATAGAAGAACTTAAGACCGCTTTCTTCGTCTACGTTTTTCCAGACGTTAGTGTTAAAGTTAAAATGAAAGGCAGGTATCTGTAGCATGTCCTTATCAGCTGAAGCTACAACAGATCTGTTGCCAAACTTGGTAGCTTCTATGGCAATCAAGTCATCAGCTTCTTGACCACAAGAAATCTCGGCATCCCAAGCTTCCACTAAGTGGTCTCGTATAGCTGATAACCAAACTGGCTTCTCTGCATCCTTCCTATTTCCCTTGTACACTGCAGTCTTAGCTATCTCCTCACGGAAGTTACCTTTACCTGTTAAGTAAACCTTATACTCCCCTGAGTTTGTGTAGAAGGAAGTCTCAGAAAGTATGTAGGACATAAAAGTATCGACCTCCATAAGAGCAATCTTAAGAGGTTTGTCTTTATTTGCAAAAGCCATCCTGTAGGCTACGATGTCTCCGTCTATAATTACTTTACTCATCTTTTTCACTTAACCTAACCTTGAGTACATCTGGTGGATACCCAAAAAAGAAGTCATCGAAACCCCAAGAGTTAGCAGCTTTGATACAGATGTACTCAAAGTCTTCTGTCGTATACACATTATTTTGCGTATAAGTCATGCTGCGTACTTGGTCGAACTCGTCAGTCTCAGTGACAGTTATCTCTACCTTACAACCCATACTATTCTCCGTAAGGAGAAGCCCCCGAAGGGGCTTCAGTTAAAAACCAGATGCCATATCTGCGTCTGGAACATAAGAAACTAAGTCAAGTACACCTAGCTTCTCTAGGCGATGACCTGCCATGTTACCTTCACCATACATAACCAACTTAACACGCACTTTAGAACCATTACCAATGAGACCATCCATCTCAAAGTCCCAACGATCATTGACAGTATCTCCGTCCATCTTAACTACAACAGGTGGTCCACCGAACTCCTCTACAGACCGATTAACGTGGTTACGGTAGATCTTAAAGTATTTACCAATACCGAAACCTTCACCGTCATAAGGGTCTTTAAGAGCAATCTTCTTACCACGGGCTTTAGCTTCAGACATGATCTTGTCTAAGTTCTCCTGATCTTCTGGATAGAACTCAGCGTTATACTGTCCATCAGGTACAAACTTTGTGTCCATTTCTGATGTACGAAGTCTAGCCCACTTGATGTAGCCATCCATTACGATTGTCATTGCTTTACGTTTAGCCATTTTCTCATCCTCTGTTTGAGATAGATTTAGTATATAGTATCCAGGATAGTAGTGTCAACCCCAGTCTAGTGTATTTCTGCATAATTATTTCCAAAGCTATAATCTATGCCAAGTGGTACATTGAGTTTAACTAAGTTGTTTACACTCTCAATGCTGTCCTTCATTATCTTTGCTACATTCTCTTCTTCTCCTTTGTTACACAGAACAATAACTTCGTCGTGGAACTGTCCTATGATGTTTAAACCAGATTGCCTACACTTACCAACCCAAAGGTCAAAGCAGTAAACACCAGTGCTTTGATTGAGCGTACTAAACTTATCCTTCTCGTACCGTAACGAGTGGTACATACCGCTGATAGGGTTCTGTAGCCAAGAGCTACCGTTTACCTCACGAACCTTAACACTGTTGGCTACAGCACCTATAGACCAGTTTCTTTCCCAGAAGGCAGAAAGCATAAAGTCAGCCTCTGAGTAAGTACCTGCCATCTGTACAGCCAAACTCTTTGGACCTACACCGTAAGTGGCTGCATAATTAACAACCTTAAATTTCTTACGCAGGGACTTAAGATCAAGATCCCCTTTGTTGTAGGCATCTATGTCAGCCTGAGAGATTTTACCTGAGTGTTTAGCTAGGTCCAAGTGGGGATCAAAGCCCTCTACTGACATCTCGTCAACATAGTCTGGGTCATGATCGTACATGTAGTGTCGCTTAGTTGTATCTTCCAGTGATACCATATCAGCGCCACACAAAACATGGCCTTCGGGTGCAATAAGACATCCACGGATCTCTTTACCCCAAGGCTTTTCCACTGAGGGTAGATTTACCAAAGGACGAGCATGACGGAACCGCATGGTATTAGTGAAACCTGCGATACTAGCTTTGACATAGCCATCCTCTACAGAGTTTACAAAAGCTTTGAAGATAGCCAGACGATGGTTGATTATCGTAAGACCTTCCAACAGCTCTACAGATTTATCCCTCTCTATCAAGTCTTTGACAGATTGACACAGCTCATTGTTAACACGTATCTGAGGTACACCCTGAGACTCCATCTTACCACTGTCTTGCTTTAACTTACGTGAGCCTAATATGTTTTGTGCCTCTTTGTTAAAGTTAGAGTGGCCTTCCTTACCCTTGTAGTTGTCAATATAAACAGCAGGTTCCCAACCCAAGCTAAACAACCAGTCCTTCACCTGTGTAATAGAATTAGGATTAGCGTCTACTTCTCTCAGGACTACCTTAACAGTCTCCGTAGTGTGAGGCAGCTTCATATCGTCCATGAGAGCCACCCAGTCACTAGCGAGCTTGGTCAATCCACCAGCAGAGTTAAACCACTTGGCAGGTCTCTTACGAGTGCTGTAGACCTTTTGATTAGGCATAGCTTTTGTAAGCTGATCGACTTTATCCGCCTTCATAGCTTCTAGTTGAGCCAAGTGGGTCTCAGCTTTGTCTACGTCCAATTTCCACTGTAACCTTTCTTGATCTGCAGCACAGTCCAGCTTGAAACCTAAGTAGTTAATGCACTTTTTAAGATCTTCCTCTTCTTTATAGAGCTTCTTCATCTTATACATAAGCTCGTTATACAGTCGAACGTTGATCTTAACGTCTTCTTCGCACCTGTGTATATACTCCTCTACACTGAGACTGGCCCAGTCGTCTATCTGAGGCTTAGGTACACCGTACTCTACTCCATAGCCCTCAAGACCGTGACGAGGGCGGTCATAGTTAACATACCAAGACAAAGCGAGGGTATCTATTACCTGTTGATCTCTTCTAGGCTTAAACCCAATGAGTCTTTCAAGTACAGGCAAGTCATAACGTATGATGTTGTGACCTATAATCTTACCAGCTGCACATAAAGCTGCCTTCATCTCTGCATAGTCTGTGGTAGACACTACAAGATCTCCCTCAGTAAAACTAAGGCAGTGTATCTTTGTAGCATCAAAGCCATCTGTTTCAATATCGAATATCATCTCAACCCCACTGTTCTGCCATAGCATCTGCTATGCCTTGATAAGTCATACTACGCTTCTTCCAACGATCTTTAGAAGGAGAAAGATAGTGTATCCTGTTACGCTCTGCTTTAGTAAGCTTTAGCATATCTTCTTTTACATTATCCGTTTCCTGTAACAAAGGCAACCCTCTTAGCCACAGACAGGTAGCTTTCTGCTCCTTATGACCAAACATCCAAGGTTGGATAGTCTGACTTTGGTGCCTAAACCCAATCAACTCTTTTGCATACTTATGCATGATAGGGTTCTCTACACATATTCTAGGGATTTCTAAATCAAGGAACAAGCTAAAGAACTTTGCACCTTCTCTCAGTTTGTCCCACCTAGATGGATCTCTGTGCAACCAAGACACACCCGCATTGGTCAAGTAAGTACAAGGTGGGTGAGCTATAACCATATCCCAAGAAGTGTCGTAAAGAACATCTCTTACGTCTCCTTTGTAATGATATGGACTATTGTCATCTGAATCCAATAGGTCACAAGATACAGCGTTATGACCTTTAGCTCTGAAAGCCTCTCTGACAGTGCCAGAGAACTCACAGGCTACGAGAATGTTTTGCTTAACGTACATTTATTTCTATCCCTTATTCTATACCAACGCTCCATAGTTCTATTTATACTCTTAGGCGTTAGTGATGTAGCATGTAGGAGTATACCCCCTGTTACTCTTCCGTACAACCCCTCAATTTCAAACAAAGCATTGTCTATGTAATCACCTTCACAACCTTGGCTGATAGAAGGGGTGTTTGGCAATGGTCCTCTCAGACCTAACTCTATTTGATTTACCTCGAAGTCAAAGATAGCTTCGCCTAAAGCGTGTTCATGTATTTCATGTGTCGACATATTGAACCACCCTTGCAACTACATAAGATTTAGCACGTTTTACAGCTTCTTCTTGGGTATCGTAAAGCTTTGGTTTACTGTTGGGATGAAGAATATCATCAGCAACCTCATTGACCCACTCTGTACCACCAAAGCAAACTTGCACTGCATATTTAACCACTGACATTTGGTTTCCTCTTAGGTTTAATAGATCCTGATAGTGTATCAGTCTTTAAGCATTGACCTATGGCATTCTTGTCTAAAGCATATACAGGTTCGTAGTAGACTGGTAGAGCGTCTCCACAGGCCCTAGCACTGGGGAAGATCACTTTAGACTGTAAGTGATCCCCATTCAGTGTGTAGCTCAACACAAGGACAGTATAGAACAGCATTATAGATACTCCACTACTACACCAGTGTTCCACCTCTTGGCTTCCTTCTCAGCTTCCTCACGATCAGTAAAGACCCATACCTTAGTATCGTAAGTCCAAGGGTTCTCCTTTCTGACGAAGGTGTATTCACCTTTCTCAATCTCTATTTGAACTGCGTATCTACCCATCTTCTTTCTCCTTATCTAAACCAGCTTTAACTAAAGCTATAAACCCTGCATTAAAGATAGCCATAAAGGTCTCAGGGTCACACTCTACTTGTAATGTAGCGCTGCCATCCTCATGCTCTTCTATCTCTGTTATTTTTACCTCACTCATTGCTTGCTCCTATACATGGTAATAAGATAGTTTGCTTACAGTAACGTGGGAACTCGTCATACGTCATAGCAATCAAGAGAGGCAGACCTGCTATTATAAGTGCGACTATGGCAGATGCCTTGATTGCTCCGTTTATGTTACCTCTCATGAGTGTGTCTCCTCTAATGTAAACGAGTGTGAGTCAAACAGTAAAGTACCTGCCATACCTTCTTCAGAACAAGGGCGGTTCTTCTCTACCCGTAGCTGAGTAGTATTACGCTCATGGTCATCCTCTGACAATTTGTCACGATATAGATCAATAATCACAGAAGCTCTCTGACCGATCATCTTACAGTACTTAGGGTCACCATTCTCGTTTGTATGTGCAATGGTCACAATACCTACGTTAAGCTCTGCAGCAAGCTTAGAGAGCCTCACAGATAGATCTGCGAGCTGTTGCTCCTTGCTCTCCTCAGAAGACCCTACGACTACATCTTGGATAGGCTCAAAGAAGATATACTTACACTCACAACCTTGGCTCAAATAACGGATCTGCTCGATGAAGTCATCAGTATCGCTACCGTCAGGCATGTAGAACTGATAGATCAGCTCGTCCTTGGTCAGATCTCTGATGGCGTCTTCTACTAAGTCGTGAACACCAAGAGCATCAATGATATCCCTACGTGTCAAGTTCTGGTTCAAGTGGTAAGACACAAGACCCAACAGAGAGCGTAGTTTAGTTTCCTCAAGATGCCAAGAAGCAAAGGGAACCTTACGCTTAATCATGTTGTACTCAAGATAACGCATAACTTCGGTTTTACCAATACCAGTAGGAGCCTTGATCACAGTGAAGTGACCCTGCATCAAACCCATGATCTTATCATCAAGAGCTTCGATACCTGTAGGTACATAGTTATATTCAGGGCTTTCCTTGAATAGCTTAACGAACTGGTCTGCAGTATTTAGGATATTCTCAGGGGTATACTTATTAGCATTCCACCAAGCGTTACTGAACTCCTTACGTGCATTGTTCATAAGGAAATCATTAGCGTCTTTGTAGACGTCATGGATAACCCTATAGGTTTTATTCGGGAACATGTTGAAGATCTTAGCAGCCACTGCATTACCAGCTGCATCATTATCAACGCTAAGGACGATCTTCTCAAAGCTATCAAGCCAAGGTGTACACTTCTCCCAGAGCCTCTTAGAAGGCGTAGCAGAGGGCAAAGACACCACAGGGGTGATGGACTTACCACCCATGATCTCCTGCACTGAGAGAGCGTCTATTTCGCCCTCAGTGATGGTTACCATACGTGCGCAACCTGCAGGGAATATATTCATACCGAATAGCTCATCCTGACTAAGGTTCTTAGCCGAGAAGGTCTTAGGTAGTACCCTTATCTTCTTTCCACCGGAGGGGTAGACATATTCTTGCTTTACCACGTCTCCTGCGGCATTCTTGTAGCTGCGTACATCATACATTTCCATTACACTACTAGAGATACCTCTAGCTGCAACATACTCATAATCTTTAATCTCTGGGATATCTACATCAAAAGCCACTTCTTCATCACTCCTATTGCTTTTACGTTTCACCACTTTATCTATTGCGAAAGACCAGTCATCGCAAGACTTACAATGACCTATACCTTCATCTGTATTGTAGCTGTAGGCATCAGAGCTGCCACAACCCTCTGTGTTAGGACAAGGTAATCTACCTATCTCTGGCATAACTTTTTTCCTCTTTTTAGTCATATCACTCTTCTCAGCTGCGAGAAGTAAAACTATAATACACTATAGTGTTACGAAAGACAATAATAACTTATAGTATTTATAAATAAAGTAACACTTAAGTTAGGGATTTCTATCGCAGCCCTATTTCTATCGGGGGCCTTTTGTAAACAATTTCCACTGTAGCCCCATTTCCCACGTAGCCCTATTTCCACCCCAGGGGGCTTTCTATCGTAGGGGGTTAGCCTATGTCTAGCCCTGGAACTTACCCTGGCCCCTGGCTTAGACCCTGGCCTAGAACCTGGATTGGGGCAAAAGAAAAACCCTAGCCTATCTCTAAGCTAGGGTCTAGTTTAGTTTATAGTGTTAGACTGTTTGTGTAATTCTAAGCTAATAATATCTTTTGCTTCTTCGATATTGTCTATGCATTCACATAAGATAGTAAGAGCTGCATCAGTCCTATCTACGCTCATAAGCATGGCTGACATCTTTAACCTATCGTTTAGGTTATTAAAGGTTTCTAAGAGGTGGTCTAAGTTTTTCATAACTGTTCCTTTGTTAGAGTTAGAGGGGGCCGAAGCCCCCTGCTGTTAGGCTAGGCGACTGGTAACAGTTACATTAGCACCGTACTCATAGAGTTCGTCTACGAGATCATAGGGGTTCCCGTAGAAGTCCTTGAGCAATAGAGCCACCGCTTGGGGATGGCTACAGACAAGCTCTAGAAAGTCGTCCGCTTCAGTATCTTCTGCCACCACTTTAGACGGTATGTAGTAGCCATCGTCGTCCCAGTAGTCGAAGGAGCTTCTATAGCTTCCGTGTTGGGGATACCCCCAGTGACGGTCGTAGTAGTAATCTACAACTGTCGGGTCGCGCTCGAAGACTAGCTTTGACCAGTCTGCTTCTATAAGCGCATCTCTGAGGGCTGAAGCGAAGAACAAGTCTTGCGTCTCTGACTTAGTATGCTGCGAATTGTAACCCACAGATACGTTCGTACACTCTGAGATTAGCTGCGAGTATTCGTTGGAGTCGGTATAGGAACCCGTAGGGTCGGGCCGCATACCTAAGCCAAGGATACTGTCTAGAGATACTGCAAAGGCATCAGAGCATGTCCTAAGCCCTGACTGGTGGGTGATGATATCCTCTTTGCCCTTCCTGTCGAACGATATCACAGCCTTGAGGCTATCCATCCATGGTGGATTATCACTAACAAGCTTGCTAGAGCCGATACATCCGCTTTCTTCTTCGGCATGGACTACATAAACGCCCTCGATACCTGCGTCGATCATCTCTAATATCAACCATATGCCAGTGGCACAATCTGCGCCCAGACAGTTAGAGTCGCTGTCATTAGCTAGGCTAACGATATCGTTCTTGATCTGGATTTTTTGCATACCTCCAGAGTTATGTACGCTATCGTAGTGAGCTGCAAAGCAGAGCTTAGGGTTGTTACCTATGACAAGCTCATAGTTACCATGCTTGTCTGGATGCCCGAAGGTCGGGTGTAGAAAACGGCTACAGAAATCCTTTATGGAATCTGTGCCATGCTTGCGCTTAAACTTAAGCATTGATGTTAAACTATGCACTTTCTTTAGTCTCCTGTTCTCGGGGTTCTAATACCCAATGGTCGTTCATTGCGTCATAGACATACTTAGTAGTAAAATCATTCATGTTATACCAAGAGATACCATAAGCAGACGCTCTGCCACCACAACTTAGATCATTACTCTGATCGTTATGATAGATTTCTTCTACGATATCACACATGAAGTAGTCGTTGTCATATTCATCTTGGCTGATAACTATGCCATCACCTGTGGTATAGACATGGTCTTCATCCCAGCTTTCACCTGACTCGGTTTCTACAGCGTGATGAATAGCACAATGCTCGCACCATGACTGAGTGTTGTTACCCCAGCGATTAACTGTGTGTATTTCCCGCTCTTCGTCCCTAGACATATCTTCTTCGCAATAGTCGCAGCAGAAGAATAGCTCGTGGTAACAAGTTTCACAATAGCTATCACCATCGCGGGTGTAGACATAGTTTTCGTCTACTTCGTCCTCACACTCTAAACAACGGTGACGACTACCAGTCGCAAGTAAGCCATTGTATTGGCTGGCGTCTATGTCTCCATCACTAGAAATTTCTAGCTTGGTAACAGAGCTGCCACCGGCATACTTTTCCACTAACCATCTAGGTTCGTAGTCAAGATAGGGAGCAATGTAGCCACCTCGATATGGTATAGCTTTAAGCTGACACCCTATCCAATCTCTATTGTTTCCAAGCTCTATTTCAGCGAAAGAAATAAACTCACTAAGTTTCTTGTAAGCTGTTTCTGAGACTGCATAGATAGGCCCAGCTTTAGGCTTTATCTCTACCCCTGCCCTAGATTTGGCTACAACAACACGACCACCGATACGACCTCCGGCATCTTCTAACCAGATAACCTCGAAGTCACCAGAGGCATAAGCCTCAGCTGGGTGATTAGGCATATGGTCGAAGGAATACCGCATACAGCTATTGACCATATGTTTCTTATGCCAACTCGTATCCAAATTCTCAGGGGCTACCTGTGTATGTGAATAGGCTCTGGCAAAGTCCTTAGCGCTAGTGCCAGTGTGCACAGTGTACTCTCTAGGCATTAGCTTAGATTTTACCGTGTCCACTAAGCTATCAATCTCATGATCGAGTAGCTCTGGGAACATCTTTCTAAGGGCACGACCTATACGAACACCTCTGCGTCCGCTGCGACCTTTATCCCTAGCTGCCAAGTCAGGGTAGATAAACATAGCTGCAGGCTCATCCCTGTCTATGTTAGGCCAATAGACATCTAAGACCTTACTGACGTTAGCTGTCTGTTCGTAGTAATAGCTAGTATCAAGACTATCGCAGTCGTCTACTTCTTGCTTTATCTTTCTAGCTAGGTATTCGTATAAGAAAGTCTTACACCTTTGCGAAAGCCCATTGGAGTCATAGAAAGTTTCTATCTCCAGACCTTCGAGAGCTTTACCGTAATCTCTCATAGTTACCTCCTAAGTAACGGTTACAGTTTGCAGCATAAGCTGCGGCTAAGTTACAGGCTAGGGCACGAATCACTAGGCGCACCTATCCCGTACTAAGAGAGTACCATTTAAAATAGTCTAAGTCAAACCCATAGTTTTTTTCTATAGAGATGCTCTAGTTTGTGATCACAAATGATTAGCTGCAATAAAAGTCTAGTGTTTTCTTATGGTTAGGGTGGGTGGGATTGGCTTAGGTTTGTCTTAGGTTTCCCATCGGGGGTTCTTTTGTGATCACATAAGTGTAGCCCTGGCCAGGTCCGAGGCTAAAACTTTAGGTCATTTCCCATCCTGGGGGTTACCCTGGATCTAGCCCTGGAGCCTGGCTAAGTCCTTGATTTATTTATTATCCAGGGTCCTGGCTTAGGTCTAACCCTGGAGCCTGGGCTAGTTCCTACCCTGGGGCCTGGCCTGGAGCTAACCCTGGGGCCTGGCTTATTTTCTACCCAGGGTCTAGCCCTGGAGCCAGGCCTGGAGCCAGGCTTAATTCCTACCCTGGGCCTTAGCTAGTTTCCTACCCTGGGGCCTGGCTTATTTCCCATCGTGGGGCCTAGCTTAGGTCTAGGCTTAAATCCTGGATTTTTTCTATGATATGGTCTATGATATGGTCTATGCTATGGTCTATGCTATGGTCTATGCTATGGTCTATGCTATGGTCTATGCTATGGTCTATGCTATGGTCTATGCTATGGTCTATGCTATGGTCTATGC